CTGAACCGGAACCTGAACCGGAACCTGAAGCTGTAAAAACGAGCGTTTATGTAAAGCCGGTGGTGCGGGTAGCTAAGCCCGCAATCGCAGCCCGACACGTAGGCTTAGCAGAATTGGAGCGAGCTGAGTGCCGATACCCCGTGGGTAAAGATGTAAGCGTACCCGGTGCACATTTGTTTTGCGGTACGCCTACACGCGATAAATCTTCATACTGTAAGACGCACCACAATATTGTGTGGCAGCAAATGCCAACGCGGGTAAGAGTCCGGGGGTGGCGACTATGAAAAATTACGGGACGCTATACGAGACTAACGTACTGTTAAGTGTGGCGTCGTACTTGCTACAAGCCGCCGGAATGTGGCTTTTCGCGTTGGCGGTTGGTGTTTTTGTAACTGTCCGACCAAGCGATTGGACGTTTGGTCTTATCGCGTCATTTGGCCTGTGTGTAGTCGCGGCTGGTTGTTTTCGCGTAGCCGAAAGGTGGAGATAATGGATGCCGCGATGGCGATGTTGTTGTTCACGGCAGGATTTGCGTTCTGTATGTTTATAAATTGGCTCAGGAAGTGAAGTAGAGTGGGGGTAGGATCGGAAGCGCTGCGTAAAGCTGCGGAAGTCATTGAAGAACGCGGCGCGGAGTACGGTGACGCTAGTACTAACACGCAGCGTATAGCTGATATGTGGTCTGTTATTTTAAAGACGGAAGTGGCAGCTGAAAACGTGGTACTTTGTATGATTGCTGTTAAGATATCTCGGCTAATAGAGAGTCCCAAGCACGAGGATAGCGCGGTAGACATAGCGGGCTACGCCGCAGTGCTACGAGAGTGCCAGGAGAAATAGATGTCGTCGTCGTCGTGGTCTTACAGCAGTATAAAACTCTTCGATCAATGCCCGAAGAAGTACCAACACCTACGAGTACTCAAGGACGTAAAGCAAGATGAGGGTGAGCACCTAGTTTATGGCAACGAGGTCCATAAGGCTGCAGAAGAGTACGTTAAGAACGACGTTCCGATACCTGAGAAGTTTGGCTACACCAAACCTGTTATAGACGCACTTAAGAACAAGCCGGGAGAGAAGCACTGCGAATTAAAGCTTGGGGTTAAAAAAGAGGGGGATGGCTATGCCCCCTGCAAATTCTTCGATAAGGATGTATGGTTACGCACTATCGTGGACTTGCTAATTGTGGACGGTAGTACAGGATGGATAGTCGATTACAAGACAGGTAAGAACGCTAAGTACGCAGACACTAAACAACTCGATGTTATGGCTGGCGCAGTATTTGTACACTACCCCCAGCTCGACACAATAAAATCAGCGCTTGCTTACCTCGTCAGCAAAGACTTTATTAAGAAGACGCACGAGAAAGAGAACCACAAGAAGTATTTAAATACGTTTTCGTGGGAGTTAGATCGTCTTGGTAGCGCTGTAAAGTCGGGGGTATGGAACGCAAACTCCGGTCCATTATGCGGCTGGTGCCCCGTCACAAGTTGTGAACATCATAGAGTGAGGTGAAGAAACCGACATGGCGTACAAGAATAAGAAAGACCGGGACTACAGAAGCGAATACGACAACTACCAAGGCACCGAAGAACAAAAGAAAAGGCGAGCTAGGCGCAATGCGATTAGAGCGAAGCTAGCAAAAAAAGGTAGAGTCCATAAAGGCGACGGCAAAGACGTAGATCATAAAGACAATAACCCTAAGAATAACTCTCCTAAGAATGTGCGCGTTCAAACTGCAAGCAACAATAGGTCTTTTAAACGAAACCCAGATGGTTCGGTAAATAAGACGGCGAAAAAGAAGACGACAAAGGGGGCCTAAGTAGAATGGAAATACTAGACGGCAAGCTGTTGTTGATACAGACACGGCAACCGCACTTAATTACAGATATAATTAAGAAAAGCAGAGTCGTAGAGGAAGAAGATGGTATATCAAAAGTAGCTATACACTGGGGGCTGGATGAAACTCAGGAATTAGCCAAGCTTCAGATACAAGACATACCTTCCACCATAACGCGTGATTACGTATGGACTGGTAAGCACAAGCCCTTTGCCCACCAAAAAGAAACCTCTGCGTTTCTAACGCTGCGTAAGAAAGCCTTCTGCTTCAACGAGCAAGGCACGGGTAAGACTGCTTCAGCCATATGGGCAGCTGACTATCTGATGAAGGTAGGCAAGATAAAGCGCGTACTTGTTGTATGCCCTCTCTCTATTATGAAAGCCGCGTGGCAAGCAGACCTATTTAAGTTTGCTATGCACCGTAGTTGTTCCGTTGCCTACGGAGATGCCGCTACCCGCGAGAAGATTATCGAAGCTGGGGCTGAGTTTGTTATCATTAACCACGATGGCTTAGGGACGGTAAAGGATGCTGTAATAGACGGAGGCTTTGATCTGGTAATTGCAGATGAAGCTACCGCATACAAAAACCCATCCACTAACCGCTGGAAGATACTCAAAGCAGTTGTAGCAAACATACCCTGGCTATGGATGATGACGGGTACCCCCGCCGCGCAGTCCCCGATTGATGCGTATGGGCTAGCGAAGCTAGTTAACCCTGAAGGAACCCCTAAATACTTTGGGCAGTACCGTAACGAGGTTATGTACAAAGTGTCTCAGTTCAAGTGGGTAGCGAAACCAAGCGCAGAAAAGACAGTACATAGAGTACTTCAACCTGCGGTCAGATTTGAAAAAGACCAATGCCTAGACCTCCCTTCAGTGACGTATGTAAACCGCGATGCCCCATTAACGGGCCAGCAAGATAAGTATTACAAGTTGTTGAAGCGCCAATTCATGCTGTCTGCGGATGGAGAGCGCGTTACGGCTGTCAATGCAGCAGTAAATATCAACAAGCTACTGCAAATATCCGGTGGGGCTGTCTATTCCGACACTAAAGAAGTAATCGAATTTGATGTAAGCAGTCGGATTAAAGTAATCCTAGAAGCCATAGGGGAAGCTTCACATAAAGTTCTAGTTTTCGTACCTTTTACACATACGATAGAGTTACTAAAAACTGCGTTAGATAATCATAAGATTAGCTCGGAGGTTATCCAAGGTAGCGTATCGGTGAACAAGCGTTCCGATATTATAAAACGGTTCCAAGAGAACCCAACCCCACACGTACTAATCATACAGCCGCAAGCTGCATCACACGGGCTCACACTGACGGCGGCGAACACCGTAATCTGGTATGCACCAGTAACGAGTGTAGAGACTTACCTACAAGCTAACGCCCGTATTGACCGCCCCGGTCAGTTCAACCCTATGACGGTCATCCACATTATAGGTAGTGAGATCGAAGCGCGGCTGTACAGTATGCTTAAAAATAATATCACTAACCATACGAAGATAATTGATCTGTACCGCCAAGAATTAACGGAGTAGTTCGGGGTCTATTGACAATGTAAAACAGGTAGGTATAATACGAACCATAGAAGGAGCAAGCCATGCCAGACGTAGAAGAGAAGCCGAAGATGGAAGACCTAGCGCGGTCTTACATAGAATTACGTACCGCGATTAAACAAAAAGAATTAGAGCAAGTCGAAGAACTAGCACCGCTGAAGGAAGAGTTCGCCACTATCGGGGATACACTACTAGCAATCTGCAACGAACAAAATATGGATAGCGTCCGTACTTCCGGTGGCACTGTTTCAAGGCGGGTGTCAACGCGCTATTGGACCTCGGATTGGGGTGCAATGCACGAATTTATACTAAAACATGAAGCACCATTTCTGCTAGAGCAACGCGTCCACAACGGGCACATGCGTGAGTTCCTAGAAGAGAATGAAAACTGTCTGCCCATTGGGCTGCAGGCAGACAGTAAATACGTAGTCCAAGTCCGTAAACCAAACGCTAAATAATAGAGGATATACTCTAATGAGTGACGTAACTATTTTTAAAGACAGCACTGCGGTAGCTTCTTCTGCACCGCGCAAAAGTGCGATGTCTCAAATACTAAAATCCAGCATCACAACCCGTCGCATACAAACAAACACAAACGGTACCTTTAAACGCTTACTTAACGGCGACCAGATGGGCGATGCTGTACGTGGTGAGATAGATGTTATTATCGTAGGTGCCCTCTCTGATATTTCTCGTGTTTACTACAAAGAGAAATATGACCCCAGCAAAGAAGCTACTTTACCAAATTGCTGGTCTAATCTAGGTGATAAACCCGAAGAAGCCTCATCAGACCCACAAAGTTCAACCTGCATATCTTGCCCACAAAACATTAAAGGGTCTTCAGACACTGGCGGAAGAGCATGTCGCTTCCAGCGTAGAGTCGCACTTCTATTAGCAAATGATCCAAGCGGGGACGTATACCAATTCAATATCCCTGCAAAGTCTTTGTTTGGTAAAGGTAGTGGGAACACGCACCCTTTTGAGAGCTATGTAAAGTTCTTGCGGGCGAACAACGAAGCAGCAGACACCGTAATTACAACAATCAGTTATAACTTAAATGCTGACTCGATGGAGTTGCTGTTTACCCCGGTGCGCAGCCTATCAGACGAAGAGTACAACTTAGTTGTAGCAGCACAAGAAAAGCCGGAAACGAAACGGTACATAGAGTTAACTGTGGCGCAGGTAGATAAGGTGGAAAAAGCACCCTCAACATCCCGTTTCCAGCGGCTTGATCGTACAGATATCATGGCCACCGCCGCGACGACTATCGAAGAACCGAAAGCCCGTAAAAAGAAAAAGACTACGGCGAGCAAAGCGGAACCCACCAAAGAGCTAGCGGATATTGTTGAAGAATGGGAATAGGTTACACTTTCCGAATAGCTAGAAAGCTCAAGGCTGCGGATGGGGCCTTACTCGGTGTGCGACTAGGACGCTTGTGTGTACGAAAAGACATACCTGTTTCCTACGTTGCCGCTGAGTTGGGGGTCACTAGACAGACTATATATAACTGGTTCCACGGCCACGCCATCATATGCACTACTTCCGTACCAGAGGTAAAAAAACTAATGAGTAGGATTAGAGCCACGTAAGGAAAACAAGCCCCCAATGCCTAATTTACTAGAGGTAGTGCAACCGGCAGAAGGCTGGTTAGCAATAGTAGGTATAAAAGGGAAAGCGGTTAAACAGCACCTAGTAGATACTAAAGAAGCCGCCGACACTCTTATACAGAAATTTGTTAAGGAAGAACGAAATGTATTCTTTGGAGTAGCTAAGTTTGCTTCCAACGCAGGGCGCAAAAAAGACAACGTACTATCATTAAAAGCATTCTGGCTCGACGTAGACTGCGGCCCAGACAAAGCAATACCTAATTCAAAAACAGGCATCCCAGGTGGTTATGCTACACAGCTTGACGCGCTCAACGCGCTAAAGACCTTTTGTAGTACTACCGGGCTACCCAAGCCTATAATAGTAAACTCTGGACGCGGCCTACACGTATACTGGGCGCTGACAGCTGCGGTATCGCGGGAAGAGTGGGAGCCTGTAGCTACACAGCTTCGTGGCTTATGTGTAGAGAATGCTTTTTATATAGACCCCGCAGTTTTTGAAGTAGCGCGGGTACTTAGAGTGCCAGGGACGTATAACTTCAAGGACGACCCACCTAAAGAAGTACGGGTGTTAACTGAAGCCCCTCCGGTAGAGTTTTTAGATTTCTGCACAACGCTGGGTGTCGAGAAACCAGTAGTAGCAAATACAAGCGCTCCTCGCGCAGAAACATCTATGCTGGGTAAGGCACTAAACAGCAACCTCGCATCGTCTTTCTCAAAAATTATGCGCCGCAGCGCTACGGGGGACGGTTGCCAACAGCTGCTAAGTGCGTACCAAGACCGTGCCAGCATATCAGAGCCTAGATGGTTTGACGCTCTATCTGTAGCTAAGTTCTGCGAGGACTCGGAAAAAGCAATCCAAAAGCTATCTTCCGACCACCCCGATTATACTTATGGGAGCACAGTAAAAAAGATTTCGCATATAGGTGGGCCGCACACATGCGCACAATTTGAAATAACTAGCCCCGGCGGCTGCGAAGGATGCCCCTTTAAAGATAAAATATCCGGCCCGATACAGCTAGGGCGCATCGTAAAATTAGCCACTGAAGAAGACAGTACAGTAACAGTAGAGTGCGATGATGGAGAAGCAGAGACTCATCAGATACCGCCCTACCCAAAGCCCTTCTTTAGAGGGAAGAATGGCGGAATTTATAGAGAGCCCTACCCCGCCAAAGGAAATAAGCCTCAGGAAGCTGACCCCATACAGGTATTTGAGCACGACTTATATGTAGTGAAGCGTATGAACGACGAAGGCGAAGATGCCGTAGTTATGAAACTACACATGCCAAAAGACGGCGTGAGAGAGTTTACAATCCATAATAGAGAAATAGCGAACAAAAATGAGTTGCGTGCGAAGCTGGCTGGACAAGGAGTGTTGTGTAGCGAAGCGCGGTTCACCATGCTTATAGAGTACATCCATACAGGGATAAGAGAGCTACGATATAAACGGAAGGCAGAAGCAATGCGTACACAGTTCGGTTGGGCTGACAACAACACAAAAATAATTATAGGAGATCGAGAAATTACCAAGGACGGTATTTTTCACAGCCCCCCTTCTTCACTAACTAGCCCTACAGCACTAAAAATGGTTCCCGTAGGCTCTCTAGATAAGTGGAAAGAAATTTTCAATCTGTATGGCAGAGAAGGGCTAGAGCCACACGCGTTCGCAGCGCTATCTGCTTTTGGTTCTTTGATGTTCAAATTTACTGGGCAGAGTGGAGCGTTGATTAATTTATGCAATTCTAAGTCGGGCACAGGTAAAACGACTATCTTGCACATGATAAATAGCGTGTATGGGCACCCAAAAAAACTATGTATGACTCAGAAAGACACCCCAAATGCAAAAATAGCGCTTCTCGGTATCCTTAATAATTTACCCGCAACAGTGGATGAACTTACTAATATGAGAGCAGAAGCAGCTTCTGAGTTCGCTTACTCTGTTTCTCAGGGTACGGGGAAGAACCGCATGAAGTCCCAGACTAATGAGCTGCGTAGTAATACAACAACTTGGGCGACTTTTGCAGTATGCTCATCCAACTCATCTCTGTACGAAAAACTAGACGGACTAAAGACTAGCCCAGAAGGTGAGATGATGCGCATTATCGAATACCCTATAGAATTTACGGATGCAATCCCTAAAGAAGAGGGTAAGCAAGTATTTGATTTTGACCTACTGCATAACTACGGGCACGCTGGAGCTATATTTGCAGAATATCTAGTTAATAATTTAGAAATAGAAATAGCCAGACTCCATAGCGCCCAACACAAAATAGACCGTGAGCTAAAATTAACTCAACGGGAGCGATTTTGGTCTGCAGGTTTTGCTGCAAATTTAGTTGCGGGGGCTGCAGCGAAGCGACTAGGACTGCTCGACTGGGACTTGAAGCGTATATACTCATGGGTGGCTAATGACTTACTGACAAGCCTACGCAGGGATGTAACTGCGCCCGTCACAAATTACACAGCTATAGTCGGAGACTACTTGCTGGAGCACGTACCAAATACTTTAATACTTAACAGTACAGAGGATTCGCGCTCTAGCATGACACACCTGCCAGACCAGGAACCGCGAGGCGCGCTGCTAGTTCGTATGGAGAGAGACACTAAAAAAATATTTATACTGTCCAGCGTGTTCAAAAAGTATTGTGTGAAAAACCAGATTAACTACAAAGACATAATAAATAATTTAACTGATGCCGGTTTCCTGCTCTCTATAGAAAACAAACGTATGGCTACAGGTACTAAACTAGCCATACCCTCAGTACGCGCTCTAGTATTGGATGGAAGCCACCCAGACTTCATAGATATGGATAAATTTGTACCTTCAGAGGCGCAAGATGAGAGTGGAGAATATTGACTACAACATAGTGTGGAAAGCCTTCACCCCTGGCACATCTTTCTTCATACCGTGCTTAACCCCAAAGAGCGCAAAGAAAGAGATACGGCCAACACTAAAGCGTCTGGAGATAGAGGTTGTTATGAAAGTGGTTATTGAAGAAGGAGTTAGGGGTTTGCGTGTGTGGCGCATATAATTTATACTGCGTACCTGTGGATGGTTTAACTTCTTCCATCCCATTCCTTTGAGAGTTTAGGCTTGGATTCTCGGGAATACTTAACCCCCGCTCTCGATACCTCGGAGCGGGGGTTTTTTTAAGAGTCTACCCCCATCGCAGAGAGAAGCTGTAAGTAATTCTCAGTTGTAAGCGGAAGCCCTCGGAACATCAGTCGACTTTCCTGCATACGCGCCACCAGCTCATCCGCTAACATTTTACTATTTAGCTGTGTATTCGGGTCAGAGTAACGGCGGTTGTATTCATTTATATCATTCCCAATATTTTCAAGCTGGGAGGAAGTAGCCCCGTTAGGGCTAGTTATTGCTCGGTAGTATCTATTTACTAAGTTGCTTCGCATATTCTTCTGCGCAGCCTGCGCATTTCTAAGGCTATATGTATTACGCGAAACTTTGTTTATTTGTGTAGGAGAAAAGCCTAGGAATGCCCCCGCTAATTCAACATCTGTTAGTTCGGTTCTTTGTATTACATTTTCTCCGCTTCTATTTACCTCTCCTTCCATCCCTAACCTGATTGTTTTCACAGGCCCTTTAAAGAAAGCGGGAAGTACTTGTTCTAACCCTCGTAAAAGACGGCCATCTGCAATATCATCAAACCCGCTTAATATGTTTTCTCCAGTAGATATACTTGGCCCAAGGTTAGCCTTTGCTAGGTTCGCGCCCCACTCTTTCCAATTAGCTGAAGGACCGGGGGACCTCCACCACATTTGATCTAAAGCAGTTCTAGAACCCACATCTACACCTGAAGTTGCTGATAATGGGCCGTACATTATTGCGTCTGCTAAACTAACTCCGCCTGTAATTTTAGATGCGCTAGGTAGTTTAACATCCCCAAAATTATCTTCCAGAAACTTTTTAAGACGCATATCAGGATTATCAAATGTGTATGGGGTTTCCGCCATACGAAGAGCTTCGTCATCCTCGTCTTCCAATCCGGCTAAAAGTAATGCAACTGTACCGGAGATAACTCCATAAGCAGGCGTACCCCTCAAACCATGAAACAAACCCCCCATAAGCAACACACCAGCAAGTTCATGTTGCGCTTGCGCTTTCTCTTTTTTGGTTAGGGTATTATCCATCCCTATTGCTTTTCCCCCCGTCTGTAGGAAAAACCTCGTTGTGTTCACAGAGAATTGCTTAAACTGAAATACTATTTGGTCAACATCCTCATTCCCCGTATATGTCCCACGTTCTACGTCACTATAGTCTCCAAGAGCATCGTTAGTTCGCTCCAAGGTTTCAGTTATAGCGGCGTCATACGCTTCTTGTTGCTTCATACCCTTTTCGATATTTGCTTCGTAATTAAGCTCAAAGAAAGACATAGCCGTAATCTGACGAGATAAAGTTTCCATTGCCCCAAACAGCGCGCCCATTACAGTTGCAACTTTGCTAAGTGGTTTTCTTAATCCACCTGTAACCGTAGGAGATACACTCGGCCCACCAACAACAGAAGTTAGAATCTCGTTATATACCCCCCGCCGAAGAAAATCGTGGAAAGCTTTGTTTAGAACCGGAGTGCTAAGTAGGTTACTACCTTCCATCGTGGGGCGTTCCCAAAGAATCCACCGCCCACTCCTCTTAAAATTACGCGGGTTTAAAGTAGAAGGTATTACCTTCGAGTACTTACCTATAGTCGCAGCAGCTTTGGCGTGCCCAAAACGAGCCATAAGCGCTGGGAATGTTCTTATAGGTATAGCTGACAGTTGTACTGCTGCACTAGCAGCACCAGTAAGCAGCCACAGATAAGTTAGATGTGTTGCAATAGTAGCAACCTTACCTCTGCCGGGCGGATTTAGTGATTTCTCAAAACGCCTTTCCATCTCATCAGTAATAAAACCAAGGCGTTCCGCAGCACGAGGATCAGTGATAGTTTTTAATACCTCTCTAGCATTACGCACATCGTTACGTATTTTCCCAGCGTATTGTAATTTAGGTATCTGGTTTGCGTAACTTGTTAGCATAGCGTCGTGTATTCTAAGAACATCCCTACTCATGCCAGGTATGTTTTCAGATTTCATTCGCCGCTTTTGTAAACTAGACGCTGGCAGCGTAGATAAAAGGGCATCCCGAAGTTGCGTTTTTAGTTCATCCCTAAGTCTTTTAGCTGATTGTTTGCCTGTAAGTTCGGACCTATCAATGATATTGTCCATCTCTTTTAGCGCGTTTTTAATTACGTTACTGTCGGTTGCGGAATCCTCTTTTATAAGTTCAAAGCTAATGTCTGCCTTGGGATACCTTTTTCGTATTTCTTTTTCCTTCGCCTTCCGCCTTCCCTCAGTTTCAAACTGTTCTCGATATAAAGTTTTCCCCGTCCCTGTTTCTAACTTCTCCTTCGCCACTAATACATAGTCTCCGAAACGTAGGAATGGGAAGTAATTATCTATCTCCCCACGTGCCACTCCTCCGTAACGGTCATCCGCCTCTGAGGCAGCTTCGATAGCTAGTTCTTCTTTTGCCTTGGCGTATTGCGCTTTAAGCTTAGCGTTTTCTTCAGGCGTGAATGGGAGGTCATTAAACTGACCTTCTATTTCTACGCTCTGCAGTATAGCATCCATATCTCTATAGAATTGCCGCATATCCAGGTAGATTTGCTGCCCGCCTTCTTGCTTACCTAGCTCGTTCCACAGCTCTCTAGCCCGAGCTATATCCTTCACACGCTGTTTTTTAGCGTCCTTAAGCTTCTGACTGTTAGGCGTCTTCGTAAGCGCGGCGTCTATTTTAACCGTCATTTTGTCGGTTGGGCTTGTAGGATCGTAATTAAATAAACGGTGTACCTCCATAGTTTCAGCAAGCACAACGTCCTTAGACTTGCTTATAAACCTCTTAAGGTTCTCACGAAATTCCTTATTACCCCTAATTATATGCTCTATACCCGCGCTCTTAGCTTTGACATTATCGCGGGCGCGACGGAGCGTAGGTAATATTTTATCCACCCAAGATAACAGGACTGTCGAAGGCGTTTTTTCTAAGGTCCATCGTACCCATTTGCCTGGGGCTATAGCTATTGCTCTTCTAATAGCCTGTAGGGCAGCAACATTTACATCGGTATTTATATCGCGGTTAGCTACAGACTTTTCCACAGCCCTTATAGTTTCATCGGCAGTAACTCCATTTTGACCAATTATATCGCTAAACGAAGGTGTAGCCCCTGCTCTACCAAGCACTCTGCTATGCGCCTTTGCAAGAATAACCCGTACATCATTATCTGTGTAAGACAGCGATAGCCCTATGCGCCGCCCGAAGGAACGCACAAGATTTACAATCTTATTCCACACAGAAGCGTCTACCCGCCCTTGCTCAGATTCAACCGCCAAAACTTCTGATACGCCAAGCGAATTACGATTAGGTAAATCTTTATAAGCTTCGGGGTTGGCCGCTAGCCATTCATTTGCAGCAGCTTGGTACTTTTTATTTGTTTTATAGATAGAGCTAAGAATGGAATCCAGACGGGTGCCAAACTCACGCGCCAAACCAGCGTGCCCAAGTGTTTCGTGGTATAGCGCGGCAGCAACATCCGCATCGTCACCTAAGTTGTCTGCGAGTAGGTAAACTGTATCATTATCGGTGATACCCCCGGAATCCTCGGGGTTTATCCCTTGCGCCCGTACTCTAGTAGCGACATCTGGAGGTAGCTCAGCGGCATTTGATACAACCTTCGTGTTTAGCCCCGGCTTCCAATTTTTAGTTAGCTTATTAGTCTGTGCAGTCACATCAGACACAGACCTCCCCGCAGCCCCAGGAGTACGAGGTCTAGTTAGTAAATTCCCCCCACGATCATATACATTAGCTATAAGGTTCTTTTTCTTATCCTGCTCCACGCGGCGGGTTGTATCTCGTTCCTGTGACTCACGGTTCAGGCCAGTAAAAGCAAGTAGCGCCCCGTGTAGCTCTCGCGCTTTGGCAGTTTGTTCGGTCTTATCGCTTGTTGGAATCTCCTTCGCCATATCCGTAAGGCGGCTATTTTCCTCGCGGGTTAGTAATTTAGCCCTATTAGCCTGTATTATAGCGCGCTGTACTCCGGCCTTGGTTGTTATTGTGCCTGGGCTGAGCTGGGCTACCAATCCAGCTTTAGTTTCAGTTCTAGGCTTAGCTACGGGTTTTGACGTTATTACTCCAGTGCTTACAGACTTCCACACTTTTGGGCTCGCCATATATTTCGACTGATTTGGGCTGGCACCTATGCGTACTCCAGGGTGCGAGCGCTGTGTGTGCTTCTCGTCCGAATATCTTGCTTCCGCTAAATATTCTGCTGGGCTATTAACTATAAGCTTCAACGCTTGAAGATTCAGTTTGGCTCCCCTAAAATTCCCTACCTTAAGCGCTGCATCTGCATCTCTAGTAAGCCACTGTATGTCGTTAGAAGCTGGAGTCCCATCCGCAGCGACCCCTTTCCCCTGCCAAGATGTCCCTTCTTCGCTTGTAATAGAGAGTGGTACACCCTCCGGTGTTGCGGCTTTGGCTGCAGCTCCGGTTTCCGCAATGGTAATTCCCTGTAGAGTCCTATCAATAGCGGGGCCTATAGTTTTAGTAACAAAATCTTCATCTAACGCCTCCAGTGCGGCAGGGGTTGAAGTAACATCCAGCACCTCGTTAAACGCTACTGTTACTGGTGCTGTTGTTACTGGTGCTGTTGTTACTGGTGCTGCTACTTCTACTTCGGCACCTACTTCGGCACCTACTTCGGTATCTACTTCGGCACCTACTTCGGTATCTACTTCGGCACCTACTTCGGCACCTACTTCGGCACCTACTTCG